TATCTTATAATAACCTGTAGCTGCTGTAACACTATCTACTTCAGCTACTAAATATTCTCCATTATCATGTTCCTTTTCTTGGAATACTAAATGTCCTTCAACAGTTGATGTACTGTCGTCCCATGTTTCAAACCATTGTTGTAAATCTACACCATTTTGGTCTTCGTCATCAATATACATTTCAGTTACTGCTAACATTGAATTACTATCGAATCTTAATTTACCAGCACCGGGGTCAGCATCTGATGTACCAGTATCGAACTCGTAATTAGTTCCTCCTCTTACACCTGTACCTGTTGTTCCTTGAGAACCTTGGCTTCCAGTTGAACCATTAGTTCCTTGAGTTCCTGTAGTACCTTGAGTACCTGTAGTTCCTGTAGTACCTTGAGAACCTGTACCAGTTGTTCCTTGTGTTCCTGTCGTTCCTGTAGTACCTTGACTTCCAGTTGAACCATTAGTTCCTTGAGTTCCTGTAGTACCTTGAGTACCTGTAGCACCCGTAGTACCTTGACTTCCATTACTTCCGTCTATACCTTTAATACCCTGAGTACCTTGAGCAGAAGTTGTACCAGCAATACCTTGTGTACCTTGAGCACCAACACCACCAAGTTCTCCTCTTACACCCTGAGTTCCTTGACTTCCAGTTGAACCATCAGTTCCTTGAGTACCTGTTGTTCCTTGTGTTCCTGTAGTTCCTTGACTTCCAGTAGTTCCCTGCGTTCCTGTAGTTCCTTGTGTTCCAGTCGCTCCTTGTGTTCCAGTCGCTCCTTGTGTTCCAGTCGCTCCTTGAGGGCCAGAATTTCCTTGTGTTCCTATAGTACCCTGAGTTCCTGTAGTTCCTTGAGTTCCTGTAGTTCCAGTCGTTCCTTGGGTTCCAGTTGTTCCTTGACTTCCAGTATCACCGTCAGTTCCTTGACTTCCTTGAGTTCCTGTAGCTCCCTGTGTTCCTGTAGTTCCTTGTGTTCCAGTTGTACCTTGTGTTCCTGTGGTTCCTTGTGTTCCCGTAGTTCCCTGACTACCTGTATTACCTGTTGTACCCTGTGCTCCTTGTGAACCTTTATCACCAGTTCTACTAAAAGATAAAGTAATTCTTTCACCATTACTGAATGGTGGATTACCTGACCCCACAACTGGTGATACATCAAATTTGAAATAACCACTCTTCTCTTCTGTATCTGTTATTTGTAAAGAAGCATATGAAGTATCTGAACCATCAGCTGATTGAATTATAACTGTTCCTAATACGGTTGATGTACTGTCATCCCATGTTCTAAACCATGCCTGTTGGTCGTTTCCATCTTCATCAGTATCATCTATATACATTTCATCAACACTACTGAAAGTGCCATGATTAAACCTAATATCTCCTGAACCGGGGTCGGAGTCACTTGTACTTGTGTCAAAAGTATATGGTGTTCCTCCACGATAACCTGTAGCTCCTGTTGCACCTTGAGTTCCTGTAGTTCCCTGACTTCCCGTAGTTCCCTGCGTTCCCGTAGTTCCCTGCGTTCCTGTATTTCCTTGAGTTCCAGTCGTTCCTTGAATTCCTTGCGTTCCTTGTGTTCCTTGAGTTCCTGTTGTACCCTGTGAAGAAGTAGTACCAGCAGTACCTTGTGTTCCCACAGCTCCTTGTGTTCCAGTTGCTCCCTGCGTCCCTGTTGTTCCTTGAGTTCCGTCTGTTCCTTGAGTTCCAGTTGTTCCCTGAGTTCCAGTTGTTCCCTGAGTTCCAGTAGTTCCTTGAATTCCTTGCGTTCCTTGAGTTCCTGTTGCACCTTGAGTACCTGTAGTTCCTTGTGTTCCAGTTGTTCCTTGTGTTCCTGTATTTCCTTGTGTTCCAATAGTTCCTTGAATTCCCTGAATTCCTTGTGTACCTTGAGTTCCAGTTGTTCCTTGTGTTCCAGTTGTTCCTTGTGTTCCTGTAGTTCCTTGTGTTCCTGTAGTTCCTTGAGTTCCGTCTGTTCCTTGAGTTCCAGTTGTTCCCTGAGTTCCAGTCGTTCCTTGTGTTCCTGTAGTTCCTTGTGTTCCTGTAGTTCCTTGTGTACCTTGAGTTCCTTGAGTGCCTTGTGTTCCTTGAGTCCCCGTTGCACCTTGAGTTCCTTGAGTTCCTTTGTCCCCACTTCTTGTATACTGATAAACACAATCTTCTTCATTAGCAAATGGTGGATTTCCAGAAGTGCTGAGAGGTGTTACATCAATCTTAAAGTATCCTGAAGCTTCAGTGATACCAGTAATCTGCATAACACAATAATTACCAGCTGATATATCTTTGGATTGGAAAATTAGATGTCCTTCTATAGTACTAGAGCTATCATCCCAAGTTCGCATAAAGGCTTGCATATCAGTAGCGTTAGCATCAGTATCATCAATAAATACTTGAGTTACAGAAGTAAAGGTAGCATGGTCAAGTCTAAACTTACCAGCACCGGGGTCTGAATCTGTTGTAGTAGTACTAAATTCATATTCAGTTCCCCCTCTAAATCCTGTTCCTGTAATACCTTGCGAACCTTGAGAACCACCAGTTACAGTACCAGCAGTACCTTGCGAACCTATTCCACCTTGTGTTCCTTGTGTTCCTTGCGTACCTGTAGTTCCTTGAGCACCAGTAGTTCCTTGTGCTCCAGTAGCTCCTTGTGTACCAGTGGTTCCTTGAGTTCCCGTAGTTCCCTGCGTTCCCGTAGTTCCCTGCGTTCCTGTAGTTCCTTGCGTTCCTTGTGTTCCTTGCGCTCCAGTAGCTCCTTGAGTACCAGTAGTTCCTTGAGTTCCATCAGTACCTTGAGTACCTGTAGTTCCTTGAGTTCCATCAGTACCTTGAGTACCTGTAGTTCCCTGAGTACCAGTAGTTCCTTGAGTTCCTGTAGTTCCTTGAATTCCCTGAGTTCCTTGTATACCTTGAGCACCAGTAGTTCCTTGAGTTCCAGTAGCACCTTGCGCTCCTGTTGCACCTTGAGTCCCCGTTGTGCCTTGTGTTCCAATAGCGCCCTGAGTACCAGTAGTACCTTGAGTTCCTGTAGTTCCTTGAGCACCGGTAGCTCCTTGTGTTCCTGTAGCTCCTTGAATTCCTTGAGTTCCTTGTGTTCCTTGAGTACCAGTAGTTCCTTGAGCACCGGTAGCTCCTTGCGTTCCTGTAGTTCCTTGGGTCCCCGTTGTTCCCTGTGTTCCAGTAGCGCCCTGAGCTCCCGTTACTCCCTGAATACCTTGAGTGCCTTGAGTACCTTGAGTTCCTGTAGTGCCTTGAGTTCCTGTAGTTCCTTGAATTCCCTGAATTCCTTGAGTTCCTTGAGTTCCTGTTGTACCTTGAGTACCTTTATCTCCTGTCCTATTAAATTCTAAAACACACTCTTCAGCATTACTAAAGGGTGGGTTTCCTGAACCTTCTACAGGAGTAACTGTTATTTTATAATAACCTGTTTCATCTGATATAGCGGTTACTTGCATTGAAGCATAGGAAGCATCACTTCCATCCGCTGATTGTATAATAATAGTACCTTTAATGGTACTAGAAGAATCGTCCCATGTTGCATACCAATCGGTTTGTGTAGTACCGTCAGCATCATTGTCGTCTATATATAATTCTGTAACTGAAGCAAAAGTACCATGATTAAATCTAAAGATTCCTGCTCCGGGGTCTGCCTCGGTAGTAGTAGTAGAGAAATCATATCTTGTACCTCCTCTTATTCCATCAGTTCCTTGAACTCCTTGAGTTCCTTGTGTTCCTATAGTTCCTTGAGTTCCCTGAGTTCCTGTAGTTCCTTGAGCTCCTGTAGTTCCTTGAGTACCTAAAGTTCCCTGAGTTCCTTGTGTTCCTTGAGTTCCGTCAGTTCCTTGAGGTCCTGTTATTCCTTGAATACCTTGAGCACCTTGTGGTCCATCAGCTCCTTGAGTTCCTTGAGTTCCAGTTGCGCCTTGAGGTCCAGTAGCACCTTGTGTGCCTTGAGTTCCTTGAGTTCCAGTTGCGCCTTGCGTACCAGTAGTTCCTTGCGTACCTGTAGTTCCTTGTGTGCCTGTCGTTCCCTGTGTACCTGTAGTTCCTTGTGGTCCATCAGCTCCTTGAGTTCCTTGAGTTCCAGTTGCGCCTTGAGGTCCAGTAGCACCTTGTGTACCTTGAGTTCCTTGCGCTCCAGTAGCTCCTTGAGTACCTGTAGCCCCTTGTGGGCCAGTAGCACCTTGTGTACCTTGCGTACCTGTAGTTCCTTGTGTACCTGTAGCTCCCTGTGTACCTGTAGTTCCTTGAGTACCTGTAGTTCCTTGAGTACCTGTAGTTCCTTGAGTTCCATCAGTACCTTGAGTACCTGTAGTTCCTTGTGTACCTGTAGTTCCCTGAGCTCCTGTATTCCCTTGAGTTCCTTTATCTCCAGACTGAACAAACGTAATTACACAATCATCACCATTAGTAAAATAACTATTACTATCAACATATTGTACTTGTACTTCTTCATATGCTGTAACGCCAGTACCTCCAGCTACATTAGCTCCTGTAATATTAAATGTAACCCATGTAGTAGAATCATCTGTTTTAAATATTCTTAAATGTCCTCTAGTTGTGCTATCACCATCATCTAATGAATCGTTCCAAGCACTTACATCATCAGTATTAATATCATAGTCTGAAATTCCTACCTTAGAGATTAAGCCATAATTGGGTACACCACCACCACCGGGTAGTGTTATATTAAATCCATAATTAGTTTGGCCCGGAGAACCAGCAGCAATATCGAAACTACTGTAATTAAATTCTATACTGTTACCACCAAAAAGTCCCTGTTTTCCCTGAGTTCCTTGGGTTCCTTGTGTTCCTTGCGTACCTGTAGTTCCTTGAGTTCCAGTTGCTCCTTGAGGACCTTGTGTTCCTTGCGTTCCTTGAGTACCCGTAGTTCCTTGCGTACCTGTTGTGCCTTGAGTTCCAGTTGTACCTTGAGTGCCAGTAGTTCCCTGAGTTCCTGTATTCCCTTGAGTACCAGTAGTTCCTTGTGTTCCCTGAGTACCTTGAGTTCCTGTGCTTCCTTGACTACCTTGAGTTCCCTGAGAACCTTGAGAAGACGTAGCTCCTGTAGACCCTTGAGTACCAACAGACCCCTGTGCACCCGTGCTTCCCCCACTTCCTTGAGTACCTTGTGAAGCGGTACCGACACGTGACTCTACGTAATTTTTGTTAGCACCATAATTGGTCTTACTTGATAATATATTTGCTGGCATAGGTGGGGACCCGTTTTAAAATAAACTTAAGTGGAGGGGAGCTTAGGGCGCCCCCTCCTGTTCGCCCTTAATAATTACCTATCTAACCTGAGTTATAGATAACTACACCGGACGCTGGGTTTACAACCTTCAATCCGTATCTCATCGACATGTAAGAACCGACAATTCCGAAACCGGGGTTTGCCTCTTCTACAGTCAATGGCCTTCTCTCAACATAAGCCATAGGCTTCACAGATTCATCCCATACAAAGTATCTATCTGGAGGACACCATGCATTGACGTATACACGCAATCCATATATGCTTCCAATTAGACCTGTGATTGAGGTTCTCTCTACGGGTGTATCAAGAACGTATCTGCCGCTGTTTGCTACCGCGGTTGTGAAGTCTGCCATGTTAAGGATGGTCTTGTAGTGACCGGGGGAAATTAAAAGAGCTGTTGGGTTGTACCCGTGACCTCCAATAAATTCCATCGAATCAGTTATTTTACTCAATGTAACGCTTCCTGCGGCACCGGTATCTTCAACGTAGTGACTTCCAGTCAATACTGCGTCAGATGTGTTACCATAGGAGTAGATACGTCCAGAGTTAACAGTTCCGCCGCTTCCGAGGAAACCACCATATTGAGCATCTGCGAAAGTTGTAATAACTGTTTCCGTAGTTGATGCTGTAATTGAGGTTCCACCAGATACACCGGTTTTTAATGTTGAATCTCCGACACCGAGTAATCCATAAACAACGTTCTTTGTAACGTGTCTATCAACTGCTCTTCGTGCTTCGTTCAAAGCCATTTCTACTTCGTTGAATCTTGAGTCTTCTATCATTCTTCGGGTTACACCTACTGCAAGTCCCCACTCATCAACGGACACTCTCTCGGAGCGTAAGTTGGTGTGTTGGTACTTAGGAGTGTTTCCTTCGTTGATTTCTTCCATACCCATTGAGGGTTTTGCGAAGGTGATATCAATATCACCGCCGGTGTCTGTAGTCATAGGGTCGCAGAACATTGACAATGCAGGTAGGTCTACAACTTTGTAGTCCTGAATTGCATCTTTATAGTCAATAAGTACACGTTCGCCCACTCCGCCATCTGCCGCTCCTGTATTTAGGGTCGTCAGTACACCGGGTGCTAAATTTGAGTTTAATGCTGCCATGTTTTATGTTCTCCTTATAGCCCCTGATACAGTATACGTTGTAATGTAGCTGCACCTGAGTGCGCACCACTTGGGTCAATATAATAACCGATTGCGTTTGCTGCTGAGGAAGCTTGTCCTAGGTTACCGTCAGCTAATGTAGCTACACCGTCTCCTCGTCCAATCGTTCCAGAACAGTACGCATTGATTATAATACCGTGACCTGTTATGATACTTGCTATATTTCCACTGGTTACCGTGGTCAGAGCAAAACCTAGTGGTTTTGAGTTTGCTGCTGCGAAAGTATCTATTTCTGCATCGGCTCCCATCTGAACAGGGTATCCTGCGGTAATTGTGCTGCCAGCTGTGAATGGTAAAATTCTTGCTGGTGCACCACCGTCATTTACTAATATTTCTGTTGCCATATTTAATTACCTCTTAGTAATTCTTTGTTGAGCCTTATTTGCCCATCTTTTATTAATTCTACACTAAATTGCCTTTCTGTCTCTTCAGCAGCTGGAGCTTCTCCGTCATTGGATTTTCCTTTTCCGAATTGTCTCTCTGTGTCTACTTCTGGGACAGGCATTGCATTTAATGCGTCGCTGAATCCAGTCAGCCTTGGTTCATCCCAAGCAGATAGTTCCTCAACGCGTGCATCCTTCTTTTCCTCTTCGGTTGTGCCGAAAAGAACTTCCTTGGATATAATTGTTTCAATAGTTTCTAGCTTTCTTGTTTCAGCTTCCTTTGCGGCTCTCTCTTCCTCA